AAAAAAATGATTTTTCTAAAAATATTTTTCAGTTTTTTGAATAAATATTTTAATTTATACAATAAAATATAGTGAATGAATATATCAATAAATATTTTATTGTAAAAAAATCATAATTTTTTCAATAAATATTTTTTCATCAAAAAAATCATTTTTAAAAAAATTATGGTAATGATCGTCATGTATGAAAAAAAATTCATTACGCTTATCGTAATGTTTTTTCATACATGTTTTATAGCAACTACGACACTTTACATGGATTCATTCCCAAGCGTTTTTCACCAAAAAATCGATTGACTACGCTTAAAAAAATCAGCATGGGGAAATTTGGAGACTACGCAAAAAGCTTGACTACGCAACTTTTTCAAAAAATGAGGCGCCTACGCAAAAATGAAAATTGCGTAATAAAATTTAAAAAACTGAAAAATTGAAGAAAAAATGTGAAATTATTGAAAAAAAATTTAGCGTAGTTGAATTTTTTTTTCGTTTTTGGAAAAATGAAAAAGCATGATGATTTTTGAAAATCGTGGTAGTCATTGGAAAAATAATAGAAAAAAATGGTGAAATTATGGTAGTCTATTTTTATTTTTATAAAAATATGTAAAAACTGGTATTGATTTATGATGTCATCTTATTTTGTTATAAAAATTTTAATATTTGATTGTAAAAAATATAATTAGTTATATTTTTATAAAATGAAAATTTTCTTTTTTGAATTATGTTGATAAATATCGCCCAACATCAAATACAATTCCAAAACCAATAAGACCACCTACAAGCATCCACGCATGTTTCCTATCATCTTCTTGTTTTTTATAAACTAAATATAACATATATCCTTCCAATAAAAGACCAATAATGTTTGATAGTATATAAAAAGTTGGACTAAACTTACCATGAAGAATTCTACTTCTAAGATAAAGTAATTGAAATGGCAAAGCAATTATTATAACAAAAATTAAATAACATACAAAAGGTGTAAATTCCATGAATTATATTATATTATAATTTAAAAAATTATACAACAATTTTAGGAACAAGATTTCTATATCTCTCTTTAATATTATCCGCGTGAAAAAATCCAGTCTTTTTTTCCTTCTTAAAATCATCATAAATTATATTTTGTATATTTGATTGTATCATTATTTCAATTTGTATATTATCTTTTCCAACAAAACTTTTCATTAGTTCCACATTAATCTCATATTTGTCTCCCTTGATGTGAATCAGTTTCTTTTCATCAAGAAAATACATAATATCTTTCCAATTATTCTCCCATGAGTTCCCCATAAATTCAATAACAAATTTATGTATATCATCAACTTTTGTAGATGTCGTCATTTTTTGTAAGAGCCTGACAAAATTTCCATAACACGCCTCATCTTTCAGAAGTTTAAGCATAAAAGAAAAGTCCCAACTGAACTTATTAATCTTTGGGATTTGTGGGGGATGCTGTGGGCCATACATTAAAAATACGTAATCGCTTGATTTATTAACTTCATAAAGCTTCTCAACAAATCCGCACAATACATCAAACGCCTGATAAGATTTAAATTTAACATCATCTAGTTTCATTATTTTCTCCAATTTTTTGACATAAGTCGGACTCACTTCTGCCTTCCATCCCTCTAACATAATCTTACGTATAGTCGCAATCCAGTCATCATCCTCATAAACAAACTGGTCCACAGTCGCTCGCTGACTATTTGACGCAACCAAAATAATTATTTGTAGCAAACTTTTAAGATAAAGAACCGGAAAATGGTCGAAAATGCGAATTTCCATTCCATTCGGGATTGTCATAGGGGCTCCCGATATCCTTTCCTTCGAGATCACATTCTTACTTGGCGCAAACGTCCGGATATTGCTACTAAAAGAGGACATCGCCGTTTCTTTATTCGACTTGAATGGAACATTACAATAATTAATGATGTTGCTCTCATAGAAATCGAACCCCTCGCGCCATTTCTGATTAACATCCGCATATCGCCCAACTCCTTTCGTCTTCTTTCTCATATCGCTCCCAGCAAAATTACCCCAACCAACACGCGCCACTCTGAAACTCCCGCGAATCCTTTTTTCGGTTGTTCCGACAGCATCTTGGTCGCATGAGAAGTAGGCCGCTAAAAGAAGAGGTTCTATCCACTGGAACATTGCCCCAAAATTATAGTGGGTATCTACGAACTTCTGCTCGTCCTCTTCCGTATATGTCTCTTTATTCTCGTGGGGTAGTGTAATTGTGTAATGGAAACTCCCACAGTAATCAGTATATGTTTTTTTTGTTAATTTATTGCTCCCATTGAAATAATTATCAAGAACTCTGATATTAGAAGACATACCGAATGGATATTGAATCATTTTGAGGTCATAATTTTTCAAATATCGCTTTAACATTGGATGTTGAACGATGTATTCTTCAAATACTTTCTCTGTAGTATCTAATTGTTTGACATAGTGTTCAATATCTTTTCTATCATTAAAAGTGGAGAATGGTTTGTTTGTAATAAACTCCGGCATTCTTAGAGGCTCATATTTATTTTTGAGTTTGTAGTATAATTTATTCAATACGGTTTTACCTCCACAACGTCGACCTGTCTCTTCATAAACACTATCTCTCAATCTATTATATTGCTCATCATCTGATTTAATTTTTTCGAATAAATCATTGATTTCTTTTATATCTCCTGCACTTAATTCTTTATAATATGGTTTATCAGTTGTATCATCTCCGAGTATATCCAATAAATATTCTCTAGTTAAACAAACAACTGCGTCAGATTTTACTGAATGTGGGTTCTTGTTTATAAAATAATATTGTGTTTCATGTTCTAAACCCATAGCCCACCTCATGTTTTTCAATTTTTCTTCTTGCGTACTCAATTTCTTTTTTTCAATAAGAAGTTGACGAATTGAAACGCCGGCGCGATTCTTTTTCCCATCTTTTCCATTATTTTTGACCATAATATATTATAATAAAATAATATAATATATTTTTAAAGTCTTCTAATATGACTGTTTTTTGACCTCTAACCTCGGTTTTCTATTATTTTTACTATTATTATAACTTGATAGAAAATCCGGATTCTCATCATCGCTATCATCATTCAATACCATTGATGAGGACTGTTTCCATAATATGTCTGCACCAAGACGAAAATCTGGATGAGGCTCTGCCTTGTACCAATATGCCTGTTGCTCGAGCTTACTACTCTTTGAATTATTATCTATGACCAGACATTCGAAGTTTTCCGTACATTGGTCCATAACCGTACAAAAAAACTCGTAAGTTGGAAACATACCGCAATATTGCTCATAAAGCCTCCTACGATTGCTATGAATGGTTTCTCTTAAAACAAAAACGTAATCGACATTTGTGCGTAAATTTGGTGGAATTCCCAAAGAGTATTGACTTGTTATGATAAAAAAGGCCTTAAAATGGCGTCCGTTCATAAATAAAGACCGGACATTTTTATCCTTGACCCATGTGTTATCATATAAGCAATCATCTAAAATTAAGAATGCGCGGGGGTCAATATTTTGATATTCCGCAACTCCACCAACCTGTTTCTTTATCAAACGGCCCTGTCTTTTAACAAAATTATTGATAATTTCTGGCGTATATTCATCGTGTATAAAAATAGAGGGAATCATCTTCGAATAAAACTGGTTGGCGCCTTCGGTTCCACTAATAACTGTCCCTACTGGTAAATCACGGTTGTGCCATAACAAATCGCGGACCAAGAATGATTTGCCGGTCTCGCGTTTCCCTATAAAAAGAACGACTTTATCGCTTTTAATAGAACTCATATCAAATTTCTTTAATTTCAGATTCATTATTATATATCATAAATATATTTTATATTTACGTTTTATCCTAAATACCGAAAGATTTTTATTATTTATACAATAATAATAGCGAGTTCCAAGAAGAATCATTGTATGAAATCAGGTTATGTAGTCGGATTTGTTTTTAATTAAATATATATGGAGTAAATTGTATGGAGAATTAATGATTATTACAAGAAATATTACGGGGAGTTATTGCTACTCGGTGAAGACTTTTTGCTATTCGGAGGAAATTCTTTGCTCATCGGAATATCAAAAATTTACGATTGTTTATTAAAAGCAAACGCAAAATTTTATTTTATTTAGAACAAAATAAAATTTATAAAAAAATTGAAATTTTTATTTGCGTAAAATAATAAATATAAAAGTCTTATAAATAAATATGAATACGACAAGCGTCAATATTGTTAATCTTATTGAGAATAATCCAATCTCAACATTCAATACAACAAAATATCAATCAAAATTGATTGAAAAACTACAAAGTAAATTTACAAATTACGAACAACAACTATTTTTATCAAGTTTTTATTGTTATTTGAAATACGATAAAATAAATGATTTTATAATTAATTTGGATAATGTGTGGAAATGGTTGGGGTTTTCAACAAAAACACATTCAAAAAGATTATTAGAAAATAAATTTATCGTTGGTAAAGATTATAAAATCTTGCTCTCCCGAAAAGGAGAGCAAGATTTTATGACAAATAATGATGAAGATGAAATAGTTCCACATCCGAAGAAAGAATCAAAATCATTACATGGTGGTCATAATAGAGAAATTATAATGATGAATATTATGACATTCAAAAAATATTGCTTGAAAGCAGGAACAAAAAAAGCAGATGAAATACACGATTATTTTATCAAATTGGAAGAAACTCTACAAGAAATTATAAATGATGAATCAAATGAACTCCGACTACAATTGGAAGAAAAAGATACAATAATCACTAAAAAAGACTCAGAAATTGACAAAATCAACAATCAGAAAATGAAAGAAATAGAAGCCATTATTATTTCAAATTTCCCACTGAATACAGAATGCGTTTATCTTGGACGTATTGATAATCTCAATTCAAAGAATGAATCACTCATCAAATTCGGTCATACCAACAATCTTGGACATCGTGTTCTTGACCATCGCAAAACATATAAAAACTTCATTGTAATTCATGCCTTCAAGGTCATCAACAAAGTCGAGATTGAAACCGCTATCAAAACACATCCCAGAATTTCAAAACAACTCCGCCAAATAAATGTTAATGGTTTGAATAAAACGGAAATGATAGCATATGATGAAGAATCATTCACGATTGATTCTCTCGTATCACTAATAAAAAAGATAATCCATGACAAAACTTACAATGAGAAAAACTTTGACAGGCTCGTTGAAGAAAACAGAGTCCTCAAACAAGAAAACGAAACTCTCAAAGAAGAAAATGCTAAAATAGACAAAATCATTGAAGAACACAAGAAGGAAACACACGATTACTTACTTGAAATCAATGAACTCCGTGAAAAATTAGACAACAAAATAAAAATAATTGACTCTATCAACAAAGATAATGAGTCCATTTATGAAACTGCTATTGTTCCAGAAGAAGATAATCATCCCAAATTTAATGAGACCCCATTAAACGATGAGCAAGAAACCGAAGAAGAAAAACTAAATAAAAGGTTCGATGAGTTCATTGATAAAATGTGTATTGTTGACCCCAAACTACACGAAAAATCAGTCAATCTGGAATGTCGCTTCCGTCTATGGAATCACAAGAAGCCCGAAAAAGAAGTATTTCATGCTTTGAAAAGCTATTTGGAATTGCGTTTTAAGCCTAAGCGCATAGATGGTTCTCATTCTTTTTGTGGTCTTAAACTAATTGAACTCGAATACAAAAAGGTTCGAGTTAATTCTTCTGTTGAAACATTTATCTTCGAGAATTGTCAGTTCTCAGATACAGGAAAAGTATTAGAATCAAATCTTCTCAAAGAGTACCAAAAATGGAGAAAATCAATAAATCTAAATACATCAGATAATGATATTGTTGATATGAAAGGCTACCTTAAAGAGAATAAAAATGTTATTCGAGCAGTTATTTGGACATCAAATGGTTCGAATAATGGATATTACGGCATATCACTTCGAAAAGAAGAATCAGATACTATTAGTAAAAAACTGACATCATCAACTGCTAAAAAAGTGGAAAAAGTGGATTCTATTACGGGTGAAGTCATTGGAAGATGGGACTCTGTTGCTCAAACCGCAGATTTTCATGGTGTCTGTACAGCTAAAATAAGCCGTCTGATTAAAAGTGGAACCACTGTTTCTAACCACTTTTTTCGCTAACCCCTTTTTCCCGCGACACGCGGGTAAAGGTGCTAACCCCCAAACATGAATTATTAATAAAAAAATCTAAATTGAGAATCGATAAAAAATATTACAGCTATTTATAATGAATATTTTTCTTTATAAATATAATGATTGAAATTCTTAAAAATTCTATTTCGAGCGATGTCATATACGATGAGTGGGTTCGAGTATCAAAGGAGACCTTCAATAAAATGAGCGACAGTGATTTGTATTCAGACAAGGTCCAGCACATTTATTTCTATTCTGATATTCATAATGAATCCGTTGGTAATTTACAAAAGCTTCTGATGGAGGCTTCAAAAACGGTCGTTTCCGAATCCGGAATTAAAACAACTCCAAAACCGATTGTTATTCATTTGAGTTCACCGGGTGGATATTGTATTTCAATGAATTTATTCAATGTGTTTAGTCAAACGCAACGCTTACCATTATGCGTAATTATTGAATCTATGTGTGCTTCCGCAGCAACTGAATTTCAATTACTTGCTCCATATCGAGTTATGGTTGATTATTCAAAGTATCTTATTCATGACGCAGCGGGAGGAACATTCGGTAAAATGGCAAATACAGTAAAAACTCAAACATATTTTTATAATCAATTCATAAATTACATTGAACTACTTCGCAAACGGACTAAATTGACAAATGAAGAGATTGATAAATTCATTTTGCGCGATTTGCTTATAGATTCCAATTATTGCTTAAAGCATGGAATTATTGATAGAATATTGCGTTTTCCAAAAATAAACAACCCATCTCATTATTCAAACAGTTCAAATCTAAGTTTATCTATTCACACATTCTTAAAGAAAACAAACTTGAATCATATTTATATTGATTCAGATGAGATGACTTCAAATGAATTGATTACTTCAACATCGGTTCCAACAAATTTATCAGAAATAAAAGACTTGAATCTGTTGTGTTTGGAATTAGACAATAATTTTTTACGGAAAGATGAAAATGTGAAGCCACTAATAATTCATTTTAGACCACAATCGATTTGGGTTTTTTCTGAATCGAATATGGTCCGATGGTTTAATAAACTGAATATTCGTTTGTCTCTAATCCAGAAGAAGATTCCAGTGATTGCGTTTATAGAAGGTTCGCAAAGCCTTGATATTCTTGGATCAATATTGTGTTGTCCGATTCGTGTAATGATGACGCCGAGTATTGTATCAAGCGTATTCACTTATTCAATGGATATGAAAGGTTCGGGCTGGAAAGTAATAGATATAATGGAGAACACTAAATTTTACATGGACCAAGTCATAAAATATTTGAAGGAGAAGTCCAAATTACCAACCCAATTTTACAAAGATATGCGGACTAAAATTATAAATTTGAGCCCAGAAACACTTTTGAAGTATGAGATTGTTCATAAAGTTATGAAATTACATACAAAAGAGATGACGTCGAAGAATATAATAAAATATTTACATATTGATGAAATGACGAATGATTACGCGCCTTCTGAAAAGAAGACCAGAACAAAATCTAAACTGAAACCAAAATCATCTTAGTTTTTATATTTCAAATGTAAATAATAGTTTATTATTTTACAACAAAATTCTGGTTGTAGTTATTTTATTATCTGTTCGCACCTTTTACTTCTACAAAAAAAACAGAGAAAATTGGTCTTTTTTGGGAGTTCGCACCTTTTACTTCTACAAAAAACAGAGAAAATTGGTCTTTTTTGGGGGTTCGCACCTTTTACTTCTACGTAGTAGAAGAAAAAAGGGGTGTTTTGAGGGGTTTGCCCCTTTACCCGCTTCGCGGGAAAAAAGGGGTGTTTTGGGGGTTTGCCCCTTTACCCGCTTCGCGGGAAAAAGGGGCATTACATATTAGGAACATCAGTGTTCATTGTCTTAAACCTGCGTCCATTTCCACCACTGCCACCACCCCCACCTCTTTGCGCCGAGGAAGATTTACCTCCCCCCACTTTCTTTGCGACTTCTTCAATCACTTCCGAAATGGAATCGGACGATGATGAAGATGATGTCATTTCAACATCGCTCATGGCGCCTCCTGAAACTGATCTCCCGCTTCCGGCCTCAACTTCTTTGAAGCTCAAATCGCGGTTATACAAGAGGAATACAAGAGGAGCAGATATGATGAACCCAGCAAAAAAGAGCTTGAAGTAGGTTCCTAAACTACTCTTATCTTCTTTGCTTTTGGCTAAAAACTTATCGTGAAGGAAGAGCAATATACACAATAAAACTCCAACAATTGCTCCAAATACGAGTGGATTTTTAATTAAATGACTAAGTCCCATTATTTTTTCACAGTAAAAAAAATAATGAATTGAACGAAATCACTTAGTTATCTGAGTTATCAGAAATATATTCTTCTTGGACGTAATCTTGGAGGTCATAAGAGATTATTTCATCATTATCTCGTGTTCGCTCCACTTTTTCGACGATCGGTTCTCTTTTCTTCTGTTCTTGCTCTATCATTTTGCGCCGGTCCTTATTACGGATTATACTGCTTGTTCTTATCTTCTTAATAGTTGGATTCGTTTTTTCACTTGTCTTGGAGACATTGCTCATTTCGGACCGATGAGAGACAACACTTGTTTCCTTATAAGATACCACACTTTGACTCTCTTCTTTAAGTGAAACTAAACTCTCCTCTTTTTGTTCAGGAAATACTGCGTTTTCCTTTTTTAATTGATGTTCCTTCTCTGGCGCTGAGCCTATTTGTTCCATTTGAGAAGAAGAACGGGTCGACTTCTGAGAAACAACACTCTCCTCTTCTTTCTTCAAAGAACGAGTCGACATATGAGAGACAATACTCTCCTCTTTTTTAGAAGAGGAACGGATAATGCTCTCATCTGATTCTCCTTGCACCATAGACACTGCCGTCTCGCTATCCTCTTCAAAAAGTCCTTCTGTTTCACTATGTATTTCTTCAATCCCCTTTTTAAGTTTATTACTACCAGTAAATTTTCTAAATAACTCTTCTGAGTCCCCGCCATCACCAGTGGTCTCATTTTGAAGGGTATTTTCGCCACCAATGTTTCCAATACAGTCTTTAAGAATATCTTGAATGGGTAGTAATTTTCGGACGGCCTCCACAACTCCTTCACGAACAATTGAGTTAATATCTCGAACGTTCTTTTGTTTTTCTATGCTGGTTATGTCCTCATCGTCAAACAAATACGCCACTTTATATAACTCGCGCCCACATTCGACGTAGCACTTATGGACAAAATTACGGAGCTTCGGGATTTTTAGTTTCATCTTGTCATCCTTCTTGGGTTGAATTCGGACGATGGATAAGACTTTCGCGTTGCTAACAAAGACTCCGTAAAGTAGGCGTTCGAGCCAGTCGCATTTTGACCTCTGGATAATTCGTTCGCTCTCTTTATCAATTATATCTTGATTCCATTTGGGTATTTTTTTGATAAAGTCTTGAAATATTTGTATCTCACTGTAATCATCATAGCGAGAATCATTCCTCTTTTCTTCTTTTTCATTTTTAGCGTCATCATAAAGGCTAATGAAGCCTTCTGTAATACATGGAGTAAGATAACTGGTTAGAAGTTTAGTGTATTCATTTTTAGCATCAACGAGCGCATTTGCACTTAATTCTTCCTCAGCCATTTTTATTTATTGAAATGATAAATAAAATCAATTTTTTACTCACAAATTTTTTCTAAATATGATATAGTAAATGTCAAATATATTGTTTAATGAACCAATAACACAGAATGAGTCCCCAGCAAATTCAGGTGCGAATCTAAGTTTCGCAAATATGGGGGCAACTAATCAATATGCTACAAATAATGGGGCCACTTTCCCCAAAGAGATGAAAATTACATCGTGGATATTGTTCTTTATTTCAATTATATTTTCGGTATTATTTGCTTAGCCTTAGGATGGAACGCCTTTATATAAAAATAAAACTTCTACTTTACCATTTACGACGATAAGTTTACGAACGGGGTATTGATTACATACACATAGCTCAGGAATTGTTTCACAAGTAGGATATGGGTTCAGCATGATATATAAAAATAAAATGTTTTTATATATATGTAAAATAAAATATGAATATTTTATAAATTAAATAATTCTTTTATATTTAAATTATATTCTACTTGTGAATATTGATGATATGTATTAAAGCAATTTAATTGTAAATTATTATAATCATTAATATCTATTTTT